TGTAATCGGCGAAGACGCCGTGTTGTTTGAACTGATTAGCCATGTTATTAAGTCCTCGTAGGGATCAATTGAAAGGGTAAAAAACGATCACTGACCGGCCATTTTCACGGCCAACCTTTGATCCCAAAGTGCAACACCAAAGTCAAACACGCCACGCATTTGGACGCCCAACTGCTGGAAATCAACGTCAGACTGCGAGATAACCGGTGCTCGCTGTCCACGCAGGTAAGCAATGTTGATCACTGCGGTATCTGTTGGCGTTGGAAGCAGGTAGTACTCGTCCTCGGTCGTTCCCAACTGTGACAGGAAAGGGCTGACCAATGGGCGGAACATGCCCTGCCACTGGTTTTCAGTCGTTTCCTTGGTGTCGGCGTTTGTGAACCTGTAAGAAGCATCGTTGAACAACTTACGAGCGTTCACAGCGTTCTTGTTGGTGACAAGCAGCAAGCTAGGCTCAACCATGATGGGGCTACCTTGGCTGTCAACTTGATCCAAAAACAGCTTGTAAGCCGTTCCAAGAGCGTCGATGTCCAACGCGGTAGCCGCTCCGGCTGCGTAGTTGGCTTTCTTCTTAGCGGTTGAAGTGCTAAAGAAGAAGTTTGTCGAAGCCGCACCAGTCGAAGCACCAGCCAGAAGGCTAATCACGGACTTTTCCAAAGTTCGTGCTGCCATCTTGCCTAGCAAGCTAGGAATGGCAAGCATTGCACCAAGGTCGTCGTTAATCAACATCTGGCGCGTGATCCCGAACATGCGACCATAAGTTTTAACCTGATTGCTCAGGGTTTCTTCGGTCAACGTGCTGTTCTTGATCTCGCCAGTTGCACCAATTTCTTCAAAGTCGCCGGCTTCCGTCATCCGGTAGCGGTCGAATTGTTTGAAATCGGTGGTGTCAGTCTCGGCACAAAATTCACGAGCTACGCCCGCGCCACTGTTGTAACTTTGCAGCATTGCCTTGTTAGCAACGCGGCTCAAGATGCCGGGAAGGCTAACAGTGCTGAAGCCGGCAGACGCACGAATGTTAGATCCGCACTCAAGAGCCGACGCCAGAACGCTGTCGTCAATTCCCTGACCAGGCGAAACGCTGCGTCCGTGAGCATGGAGCACGGTGTGGATCAGCTTGTGGACGTTAAAGCCGCGAAGTGTTGCGGCATCGTTCATGGCTTTCTCAGCAGCTTTGACGCCAACCTCAGCTTTGAGCGAGTCAGCGACGCTTTCTTCGTTCATGCCGATACTGTTACACAGTGCGGCAGTAATGGCGTTGCAATCCGCACCGGCGTATGACGGTGCGGTCCCAGAGCCATTCGGCAAAGGGCGCGACGCCTTCAGCAATTCGAGTTCGAATGTCTCAGCCGAAATCTTCCCGGTGAGTGCTTTTGCTTCGAGGCTGTCAATCAGCGTTTCGTCACAACGATCACCATACTGGGCCGAGATGCGGCTAATCTTCTTGAGCTCTTTGCTGACGGTGACAGCTTCCGCACGCATCTCATCAAGTGCGTTAGATGCCTTGAGCTTTTCAAGCTCTAAAGCGTCGTCGCTCTTGTTTTCTGCGTCAAACGCCGCACGGAGTGTTTGTCGCTGTGTTTCGCTGACATCCTCGAAACCCTGGGCTTCGAGCCATTCGTTAAAGTCCATATCTAAACCCTTTGGGTCTGAAGTTGCTGCAATGGAGGTTGTGGCGCGGTCTGCGTCAGCTCCCACACTCACAACGCTGGTTTCGGTCCACATAAACGCATTGACGACGTACACCGGACCGGATTGGCGTCTGCCGTTGACTGTTACTGTTTTGCCCGCCTTCACAAAGGTCGGCTTTTCTGTCATTCGTCCACCAATGCTGGCTTGCCAAGGATAGCCGTTGCGGCTTGCCTCGATGATCTGCTTCGCATCGTCAGACGTTTGACTAATTGTCCCTTCTACCTGCAACGAATCACTGGCGACAATTGGTTTGCCGTGGCCGACTGGCCTTTTGCCGTCGTGATCCCGCAGTATTGGTATTGTATCCGCGCCCCCGTGGACTTCCACACCCTCAGCAGCAATCACCGCAGGGTGAGGGAAGTTGCCGAGATGCAAACGGCCACCGCCGTAGGCTTGCATCGAAAACTCAGGCGATTTGGTTTCACCGTCAGCCGCTTTGATCTCAAGCGGCCCAGCGTCAAACCTGATCGCCTGATTCATCCGTTTGTTCCGTTTCGCTCGGCCCATCTTCTGGCTCCGGTTGTTCTGTGGCTGTTTCTTCTGCTTGGATCGCGTTGCCATTGCTAAACAGCGACGCACCCAGCACCTTTCGGTATTCCTCAACGTCCGGCAATCCATCGTCCCCGACGTAACCAAATGATAACGCTGCTTGTGCGTCTATTTCATCCATGTTAAGCCCTGATTCTTTCATCTCATGGGCTCGGCTGGTTGTGCCTGACTGTAGCCTTGTGCGTTGTGCCGTGGCTTCTTTGCCGGGGTCAACATGGGGCCGCTTGTCCCACTCCCAGCTATGCGGCACTCGCATGGCGACGCCAGCAGTACCAAACCGTGCCGCTGCGTCTAGCACGTCGGAAGCCATAGCAGCCGGCAACATGCCGAGCAGTGCTGACTCGAGCAGCCAATCACCTAGCAGACGGTCCAAAACGTGCTGCTCGATGCGGCTCTGGTTTACTCGCAGAGCTCGATCATATACCTGATGATCCAGCCGGCCCGATGCGTAGTTATATCCTGAGCTATCAGCAGCTGCGACGTTATACGGCATACAAACGCACCGGCTCACTTCGTTTAGGATCTCACGCTTGAACATCTGGTAGGTCGTCGCCGGATGCTCTGCGGATACCTGCCCTAACTTGTATTCGTTGGGCAAGACCGTGGCTGCGTTCCGTCGCAGCTCGACGGTTTCCCACGCCAGTTCCTCATCAACTGAAGAAGCTGGCGCGTCGGTTTGTAGCACCATAGCGTGATTGGCTGCTGTTTCCGCTGCCGCGACGGTTGCGAGAGTAAACCGCCGCATGAACGCAAACAAAGGCAAAGCCGTCACTACTTCCGAGATGCCCCTATGTTGTTCTGGCCGGTCTTGCCGGTAGAAGTGAATGATCTGGTCACGCCTGAACGTGTTGAATTCAAGCAGATTTGCCGCATCTGCCGAACCAGGGTGTACCCGCAAGATGTCATACGCTCGCGGGTTGCCGTATTCGTCCAAATGAATGCCATCAACATAGTCCGCTGTATCCCATACCCCGCCTGGTGCGGTCAGCCGGTCAGCTTCGACGAGCTGAATATCTAGCTTCACGTCTGCTGGGATTGGCGGATTCGTGACAATCTTGGCGATTGCTTCCCCGTCTACTGTCTTTGATGTAACCATCGTCCGCAACTTGTCAGACAGCCGACAAGCCTGCGACCAATAGCCCCATTCACGCTCGATCTCTGCGGATTGTGGCTCTGGCAGGTGCAACTGCAATCTCGGCCCAGTTCCGACAGTGTCTTGGCTCAGAGTCTCAAGGATGCCGCGCCCGTAACTGTTATTCTCAAGCACCTCGTATCGTGCTCGGTTGCGGATGTTCTGGCGTACCAAAGGTGACCCAGTAGCATCGGCAGACGCACCGTTGGCAAATGACCAGTGATTGGCGTTGTCTTGGTCATACCCGCCCGCGTCATAGCTGGCCTTGATCGGCTTTCCCATCAGTTGCCTCTCGCGCTTGGTGGCTGGAATCGACCCTTGTAGATGGTCGGATACCCTTTAACCTTTTTACTGGCCTCGTAGCGGTCCAGCTCGATCTGCTCTTTCAGCGAATGGTTGACCCACGCGCCCTGATCGCCTGTAACCGATTTCGGCTCCTCGGCCATCTTTTCCAGCTTCGATTTTTTTGGTTCGCAATCCATGACGCATATCCTAACAAATACAGTTGGTAAATACACTAGCTACGCTTCGCACGTCCTAATAGCTTTGCTTTGCCCCTGCTGTTCGGTTTACGCTTCTTCTGCTGCTTCTTTGCTTGTGGCATGACTGTTACGCCCAGCAGACCGGCTAAACAGCAGTTGCCGACCAGACAATCCCAGTAGTCGTTGTTCGGTTTGCCCGCGTTTTGCTTCCATTCAATGACCTGATTTCCGGTCTTTCCGATTACGATTGTGGGATCTTCAGCCGTGCAATGCTCCGCAAACATGCGGTGTAGGTGCGGTTCTGCCTCGAATAGATTGATAGACCGATCCGATCCAACCGGTGCAATCAGCCGTTCTGCTGCCCACGTTTTCCACCAGTTAGTATCAATTAGCAGTTCCCGAACACCAAAGGCCCGTGTTTTTGGCGGTTGTAGCCTGCAGTGCGTGCCGAGCTGGTCCCGCTTACCCTGTACAAATTGCTGCCACGGTAACTGGTTTGCGCCAATGTACTTACCTATGGATGGATGAATCATGCCTTTGAACTGGCTTTCCGAGCAGTAACGGCGTACCGCTGCGGCTGATTCGCTGTAACCAGCATCCACGGCCATCATCTGCAAGCCCAGCGTAGCACCGTCCGCACGATACAAGTGCCTGCCGAATAAGTCAGACGCCAAAGACTCTAACGCGTGGTAAGTATCTGTATTTTGATCGACTGACCCCGGCAGACTGCTCATTGGCCGGCGTAACTTGCTCTTGCTGAAATACGCCGTTTCCTGATCCGGCCAGGTGCCGTAGTCAATCACCGTACCGCGACCGCTGGGAGTCCACGCCATCAACGCAAAGAAAAGCAACTCTTTCTGCACGTCCACAAATGCCGTCACCGTCTCGGCTTCTGCTGGTATTTCGTTGCGATTTACTGGGATGGTGCGTCTGCTGATGTGCTCGGCCACCAAATCAAACGCAATCTGGTCGTTGTCGTTTAGTGGGTCGTTTTGATATTCAGCCTGGAACGCTGATTCATCGCGAATCTTCAAATCAAAGGCGTGTTGAATCGCAGACAGTGCGTTTCCTTTACGTGCCGGCCAAGATACCTTTCCGCCTTTGTCCATCTCGTCGCGGTGCTGCTCGTAGAATGTTGTAGCTTTCGAGCCGTCGCCGCCGTCAATGTAATCTTGGCTCTGGATGCTGGCGTACTGATCCCAGAGCTTTGAGTTGTCTGGCCATCGCGTCACCATCTGCATCTTGTCGCCCTGCCAGTTGGGCGAAAGCTGACGATCTAGCAGCCGGTCGGCCAAGTCGCCTTTGTAGATGACGGTACACGTCGTGATAGCTGATATTTCCCGCGAAGGCCCAGCAAGTCCCAGAATATCGCCCATCATCGTTTCGTGCCGGGCTTTGCATTGCGTCTCACTGCTTGCTGATTCTTTGGTCTGTGGGTCGTCGATCAGGGCCAAGTCAGGACGCACGATCTCGCCCTTCATGCTCACAGTCTGCTGACCACGCACCTGTCCCGTAATGCCGGCGGTTGTCAAATAGGCTCCGTTTGTTTTCTCAAGTCCCTTGATGTGACCAAAGCAAATGCGGTCTGCGTTCCATTCCGGTGCGGTCTGTTTACCTTGGCTGCGTTGACCACGGGCGCGGATGCTTTGCCCCTCCATCTGGATCAAGCAATGGAGCTCCCGCCCGTAGTATTCCGCCAGCTGCGGGTTGTACAGAATCTCTGACTTCATGCCCTTCAGCAATTGCCGGGCTGCAATCTCGGTAGCTGCAACGATACAGCAGTACTTTCGCCGGCCAGTTAACAATGCCCACAAGCCAGCCCGCACCATGATCGAAGTCTTGCCAGAGCCCCGCGGCATTGCCAGGGCTTTCAACAATCCGACATCCGCAGCCCGTTCAATCGCTGGGAAAAGCTGCAAGTGATCCTCGGACCAATCGAGCGGGAACGCTTCGGGGTAGCAGATTTCCAGATGACGCTGCAAAGATTCGTCTGACTCGAGCCGGGCAGTTTTCCACTTTTTGGTGCGTGGCTTTTTGGGAGCTGGCCCAATGTCTTGGACGTTCTGAGCACGGTTGCGTTGACCGTTCAGATTACGTTCGCGTTCAGACTCCGTAACCATCCCAAACCCCCCCAGTTAGTTTTGGCCCTTTTTTGGT